TCGCTTGTTCTTTTGTGTACAATGGCACCTCGTTAAATCTATTAGTCTCAGGGTTCCACTCCTTGTTTGTTGTCTCCCACTTATCAAATCTGCAAAACCTGTCATACAATGTAAATAATAATTTATTTTCTTTCGCAAACTCTATCAGTTCTTGTGATAGCTGACGTACAAAAGGGACTCTTCCATGGTATTCATTAAATAATTCTTTTGCCTGTCCCTGGTCCAGACCCAACTCTTTTTGTAGCTTGATCTTGCCCATGCCATAGAAAAGACCTAAGTTGATTGTTTTTGCCTGTTTCCTGGAGATATTAGCCATGTCAGCAACAATCTGATGAAAATCTGCATCTTCCCTGTCAAATTCATCTTTAAGGCTCTCCGTGCCTGCTAAGCCCAGTTTTATCGCATAATGCACCACAATACGTGGTTCCTGCTGTGAATAGTCAAAACTACCCCATTTACAGCCTTCCTCTGGTATAAATAGCTCTCTCATCTTACCACCAATATAACCCTTTGAAGGTATCTGCTGCAGGTTAGGATTTGACATACTGAATCTACCTGTAACCGTGCCACCTGTATCGGATCTTATTTGGTTTATGTCCGCGTGTATTCTTCCCTCGTGCACATATCCAAGCAAACCTTCTATAAATGTATTAACAGCCTTGTCATACTCTCTTGCTTTTGCGATCATACGAAGACATTTATTTTTGTGTGTTCGTAAATAATCTTTTGGTAATTGTGGCATCTTAGATTTAGGAGTCATTTTATAATCTTTGATGTGTAAGTGATCTAATAATTTTTTTATTGATGATGCAGCCCAAATATCAATTTTAACTGTTGTGATATTTTCTATTGCTTTTATTATCTGGTCTCGACGTTTTTTGAGATGTCTACCAAACTCGATGGCTTTTGCGACATCTATTCTAACTCCTTTAAATTTCATGTCAACCAAACATAAAAATAATTTTGTTTCTAATTCAAATATTTGTCTACAAGTCTTTTGTTCTCCGTCTTCTTTAGTGTATAATACTTCGTCAATTTTTTTATCAAAAAGATTCCATAACTTGTAAGTTAGATTTACGTCCTGCTTTGCGTATTCTTTTACAATTGATGCAGGAAGTTTATGCATGTTAGTCATCGGGTCCTTTACTGTGCCACCAGACCACTCTAAAGTTTTCTGTTGTAGATCGTATTTGTATTTCTCTTCGTTAAGATATTCTTTTGACAATGCATCGAGCGAGTATCTAAATCTATTCTCATCAATGACAGATGCTGCTATCATCGTGTCAACGATTCTACCTTTGATCATCATACCTGTTACCGCTCTAATCCAACAGACATCGTACATAGCGTTGTGAAATACTTTTGTGATATTTTCGTTTTGAAATATCTTTTCATTAAGAACACTCCATATCTTTTCATCTCTTTTAAAATCTATAAATATATCAGAGTGACGTAGAGGGAAGTATGCTGTTTCTTTTCCTGTTGCAACTGCAATACCACATATGTAACCATCATTACGTATGGCACCTAAACCTTTTGTTTTAAGATTAGGATCGTATGTTTCTATGTCGACAGCAACTGTGTCTACGTCTTTTAAATCTAAATCCTCTGGTGTATTACACATTGTAGTCCCTCTCTAATATCATTTCTAAATAATGTATTGCTTTCTTAATATCTTCTTCCTTCCCTTTTACAGAGTGTCTGCATATGTACTTTATAGCATTACCCTCAGCAAACAAGAGTTTATTTTCGTTGATAAATTCTGCTGGTTGTATACGAAAATTTTTATAATGTTTCCCGCCTACCTGTTTTTCTAACGAATCATATGTCATCCCTTTAAAATCATTTTTATGTGTCATCTTCACTCCTTTCTTTTTTTGTTTTATTTTTATGACATTCTTTACAAAGTAATTGAAACTTTGCATGCTGCTCATGATATGCTGTCCATATCTTTCTGTGATCCTCTCTTAATCTCCAATATAAACCCTGCACCTCTTTACTCATGCTTTTTTTAAATTCTTCCTTGTTATGAATAGCAAAAAAAGAATCTACTATTTTTTTATACGGGATGACATGGTCAACATCTAAGCCAGCTTCTTTTGGACAAGGGCAATCATAACATTCTTGAATGTGTTGATGATTTTCTCTGTATTTTTCTGATTGATATTTTACTTCATACCTCATGGCAGAGTGTAATTTTTCATCATTTGTCTGAGTTCCTTTTCCGAAACAAGTTAAATATGATTTAGCAGTTATTGATTCAACAGAATCATCTTGTAATTTAAAACCGAGACATCTATTACCGTAGTCATCTTTTATTAAAACAAAATTTTTTATATCTTTGCCTTTAGTTTTTCTTCCGTACCAATCCCCATCTGTTACATAATTTTCAAATAAATTAATCACATGTGAATTTTTTAAGGCTGTTTCTTCTGTTAAATCAATTACATCTTCTAAAAAATTTAAATTATTATTATTAGTTTCTGTAATTAAATTTCTAAAAAATTTATAAGCTTTCATTTTAGTTTTAAAATTTTGTCCACAAATATTTTTGTATTTTAAATTATCCATATTAAAAAAGTTGCAATGCATATAACGGTTATTAGTCCCATATCACTGTTCATCTACCCCCCAGTGTATATTTACCTTGTGACGCAATAGTCCAACAATCAAACTTACCCCGACTGTACGCTACATATTTTAATCTAAGTTGTGTAAAATAATCTTCTGGTCTTGTCATTGTTAGATCAACGACAACATTGTCAAACGTTAAACCCTTTACTGTATGTATATTTGCATATTTGACTCTCACGTCTCCATCATTAAAACCTTTGTTTAGAATTTTTTTAATGTAGATAAGTCTTTTTTCGTAATCCTCTTTTTTACCTTTTTGTACTCTTATTAGAGAAAAGTCCCTCTCCTCCGACGCTGTGCTTTTTAAAAATTTTTTATTTATTAGGTAATCTATTGTGTATTCCCTATCTATCCAATCTTCAAAAGTTTCCTTACCTTTCCCTCTGACTATTACTTTACTACCTGCATAATCCCAAAAATCTTTTATCTGTTTAAGAGACATAGGTTTTCCTCTACAAAACTCTGGCCAAAGTTTGTGACACCTTATTTCTTTTTTTGGTACATGAGCGTTGTTGCCCACATGCGCAAATTCTATACCTTCTCGTTTAAAAAAATTTTTAACCCATGAATCAGATGGCGTGCCTCTGTATGTAAATAAAAAAGTCTCATTAGTATTTTGTATCTTATCTAATAGGGCTTCCATAGCACTACAATTTGTTTGTAAACTGGGTAAATAATAGTGATCACCTACAAAACCTGTTGGTTTCCATACTCTCTCATATCCATAATAATTCCATATCGGCCTCATTATTCTTTTACATAAACTGTTTATTGTTACACCACACCTGTGTCCTTGTTCTAATTGTTCTGCATTTCTTGATAGCCTGTGATAATAATCTGCATCAGATCCTGCAAATTCAAAAATAGTCTGATCTGCGTCGCCAACAAAATAATATTCTTTTGCTTTTGTTGCCATCTTATCTAAAGCTTTTCTTTGTGGAACATTACTATCCTGTGCCTCATCAACTATTAATGCATCTATGTCTGGGTCTACGGCTTTATCAATAAAATCCTGTATCATGTCTGCATAATCACAAACGTGATTATCATGTTTGTATTTTTCGTACGGAACTCTCATCTCTTCTATGGAATTTAAACTGTATGGTCTATATCTCTGTTTATTACATGTCTTCCAATGTTCTTTTAAACTTTTACCTCTCCCGTAAGCATCAGCAAGATACCTATAAAATTGATGTTTATCATCGTTAAACTCTGATTCTGTCACTGTTTGTAATTTAAATAAAGAATCCATCATCGATAAATTTTTATGATCTTCGTAACTAAACACCTCTTTACGCCCAACAAGTCTACTTTTACAATAGGAATGTATTGTGCAAATTTTATATTTTAAAGATTTTTTTGTTAATCCCTTTTCTTTTACTTCAGGTAGTTTGAGTATCGCATCTCTTATCTCATTAGCTGCAACATTAGTATGTGATAATATTATTATCTTATTGTGAGAGTAATTTTTTAATAACTCTACATATTTTTCAGTTATGAAAGTTGTGGTCTTACCAGTCCCCGGAGGTCCTGATATAAACTTAGGTTGTTTTTTTGCATGTTTATCAATTATTTTTTCAATAGTTTTAACGTCTTTAAATGTGCTTTTCTTAATTAAAATACCGTTAAAGTCTTTATTATTCATCGTTTTGTCCTCCATTGTTGTTTATCTCCTGATATTCACCTTCTATTATTAAATCTTCCTTATCAAGTTTCTGACCTAATATACGCCACGACACGCAAGATTTTTCACCATACTTGCCGTGATTCTTTTTTGCCTTTAATATATTCTGACATTTTATTACCAGGTCAACTCTTGGTAAGTTTATTTTTTGTTTTTGTAAATAATCTTCAAATTTATCAAGATTAAATTCTAAAATGTTCTTTGACTCATTATAATAAGGCAATCCAAAATACGCTAATTCTTTTTTATTTGTGTATGCTTTTTCTTCTGAAATGTAATTTTTAAAATGTTTTACAAATCTTAGATCCTCTTCTGCCTCTTCAACATAACTATCTGACTTTTCTCTTGCCTCATACTTTCTACGCATGATTTCTTCAAAGTCGGCAGCTTTCATCTCTGGTATCCAAACAGATGCTTTACTAATCACAGAGTCATAAAATAATTTTTTGTTTCTAAGAGTTGGTCCATCAACCGTGATTGTCTTTTCAACAGCCTCACCCTGTACCACTGCATTTATTTTTACAAAATACCTGTCACTGCCATACTCTATTATCTGTCCGATAGATTGCTTTGCCTCCTCGCTTGTAGCCTCTTGTACGCCTATCCAACTAAATAATGTTGCTATTGTTTTTGTAGAACATCCAATTATTTCTGCAAGCTTTGGCATACCAAATCTTCTATTTGCTTTTTTATGTGTGGTTCCTTTTTTCTTTCTTTTATCTGCTTCCTCATCTTTTGCAGCAATTGCAATCTTGTAAACAAAATCATCTATGTCATCCACGTTCCACTCTGTATGTTTTAATAACACACCTGCAATAGCAGTAGAATAATCATCCCTTTGCCCTGATCCAGCGTACGTGATACAAAGAGCTGAAGCCAAAGCTATCTTACCAAGATCGACTTTTAAATTACCTGGATACTCATCTATGCCGTCATACTTGACCCATTTCACAACTTCATTTGTCGTATGATATTTTGTTTCCGGAACTAACGTGTATTTGTTCGCCCCATGTCTTATCTCACACAGTGTTGCACCGTGTTGAAATTTTTTATAATAATT